CAAATGTTTTTCATCTCTGCATTGCACATACGTTACATCTGTTCTGTCGGTTTTAAATGCACCAACGCCCCAGGTAAGTATTTGTTTATTAGATTGATTTTTAACTGTAATACAAATTATCTGTTCAATAGGATTTTCTACATCTGGAAATCCATTTTCACAGGTAGTTTCTATATCTAATGTATAAATTTTAATGAAATTCTTATCCCAAACCATTTCATTTGGCCATTCTTTACCAATGAATTGATAGTGATAACGTTCTAATCCGTAAATAGGAGAATTTTCTGTAGCTATATCTCGTCTAAATGTTCTAGCGTCATTAATAGATTTAAAAGTAATAGGTTTTAGAAATTGACCTTGTAGAGTTTTAAATTCTGTTTCTTGTTGTGTTAATGAATATAGAGTTGGCTTAAAATCTAATTTTTCTTTCCACTCTTTGCCATCATAAATGCCTCGTACAAGCAATTTACCTCTATGTTCAATTACTGATTTATAAAAATTCACTTAACGTACCTCTCTTAAATGATTCTATATTTTTTTTATTATACACATATTCCTTTGATAAGTTAAATGGCATTTTACTAGTTGTCGTGTAATCACTATCATTTGGTTTTTTTATTTTCCATAATAAGTCTTTACCTTTTGGATAATTAGTTGTCCACTCTACTGTAGATTTTTTTAACATTTTCCTATACTTTTTACTCATAGGGTAAATATAACGAAATTGTTTACCTTTAACTCTACTTAATTTTAATTCTTTTAACTGTTCTGGATTTGGTCTCATACCTACTTTACGATTTTTGGTGTTTGGTATTATACCTTGTAATGTTCTCGGGTGTATTTTTTCACCTGTTTCTGACACATATGTATCTGTAAAAGAATATCCTCCATATAGAAAATTAGCAGCTTGATAAACATAACCAGGTTTACCCACCAAACCATCTGCCCAAGTAAATAAATATTTGATAGTGGTATTTTCTTTTAACCAAGAAATAGATTTTGATAACAATTGCGATTCACTATTTTTTAATAATTTATCATCTAAACACATTTTACCGATTTCAAAATAATCTTTTGTATCTAACTCGGGAAATAATTTTTGTATTGTGTGTTTTGGTCTTGTTCCCCAACCAAATGTAATAACTCCAACTAATTCTTCAAGATCAAAATAACCTAGATAGTGTTTTGTAAGTCTAGGCATTACCGCAGAATAATGTCTAGTAGAAACAAAATCCGCTGCATCATATTTATTAATTGGTTTTAAGATCATTATAAAAGTTCATCTGGCCTTAAATGCACGATCAATCCATCATGTTCTGGTTGTAATTCTATTTGGCAACTTAATCTACTCACGTCTTGTTTATATCCTTTTTCATATTCTAATAAATGAATCTCTGGTGTATTATATTCTATTTTTCCATATTTGGCAATGTATTTCTCGTCAATATAAACGTGACAAGTAGCACACGCACAACATCCACCACAAGTTGCTGGTATTTCTGGTATTGGAGTTGGAGAATAAAATTTAGCAGCCTCCATCAAAGTTGTATTTACTGGCACTTCAACTCTAATTTTAGAGCCATTTCTTACGAAATATACTGTTACCATTAATCAACTATTAATTTTGGCTTTGCCTGAATTATTCCTATTCCTAAATTTTGTTTGTATGAATTTTCGATTTCTGTTTTTGGTGAAACTTCAGCCATAATCTTATCGTTATGTAAGACCACTGTTTGGTCATTCGTGTATGGCATATAGGGAGTTAACTGCAAATTTACAGGAGCTCCTGGTGCTTTTTGTGTTGGTATAATAACAAATGGACTTTTTAAATGGGTAAGTGTTCCATCTGTGTCTTTTGTTTTATCGGCTATGATATCTTCGCCTGTAGTTAATCTAAATATCTTTATATTGGTTGTCATAATTTACTCCTTTTCAATTTATATTATATTATATATTATAACACACTTTGTGTTATTTGTCAATACTTTTTTCTTTATCAACTGGTCTCATTCTTTTACTTAATACAAAGGTCCTATTAGGGTTGACACTAACATTCATTTGACGCATTAAATCTCTACAAACTAGTAAATCTGAACCTGATCTTGGCCTATTATCTAAACCCACCTCTATATCTTTATATACAAAACCATTAAATGTTAAATCCATTAATACTGTTGGTCTTGTTTCGGACGGTTCTTCTCCGTCAGCATTTGCTCTATAAATTTCACTTGTTCCAAATCTTTTTTTAGAATAAGTTTTTTCATTATATTTCCATTTAATAACTTTGCCTTCTTCTATAATTTCATCAGCGTGTAAGGCACAAGCTTTTGATCCATTTCCTGTATCAAATTTTGCTCTAACTTTACCAACTTCACCTGCTTCAACAGTTTCTAACCAACCACATTCAGCAGTTGCTTGTCTATCCCAATGACTTCGTTTTGATACCCATTTAATTACATTAGCTATTAAATTCTCTCCTGTAATTTTTTCTGAAGGTTTTGCGTCTGAATAATAATCTTCATAACTATAAGACATATAATCAGCACCTGTACCTGGACTTCCATTAACCTCTAATACATATGGCTTATCTTTATAAACAATATGATCTACTCCAACAAGATAAGCTTTAGACACTCTACTTGCTTTTAAAATAATTTCCATTTCTTCTTCGGAAAGTTTATAAGGTTCTGCTTTGCCACCTCTGTGAATATTGGATCTAAAATCATCTTTAGAGTGTACTCTTTTAGTAGAAGCAAATATTTTATTATCTACTACAAATGTTCTTACATCAAAAGGTACTTCCATAAACTCTTGTAATAAAACTTCGGCATCGTGGTTCCACAATGCTTGTACTGTAGATACAAGGTTTTCATAACTTTCAACTTTAATAACTCCAATACCTTGTGTACCTGTAAGTGTTTTTAAAATGATTGGAAATTTACTACCAACCAATTTAAGAGCGTCATCTAAATTTTTTTCATTAGATATAAAGGCAGTTCTAGGTGTTGGTATACCAAATTTTTCAAATAATAAAGCAGTCGTTAATTTGTTATCACAAGTCAACATAGCTGATCTCGTGTTTAACATAAATGCTGATGAATTTTGAAATGCCGATATAAGAGATAACCCAGCTTCGTCTTCTATTGCGCCGGCTCTTGTAATGCAAACGGTATCTTTACCTACAAAGGTATGTTCACTATCCTTTCCGTCATAGTTATAAACGGTTAAGGTATTTTTTTCTTCGTCTTTTTGAGTAATGATAGCGTGTTTAGTGTTAATGATAACACATTTAAAGCCTCGCTTCTCACAAGCCTTTTCAATAAAACCTATAGTACGTTCCTTCTTAGGAGTTTCTCCGGCTTTTTGTTTTCTAACATTTGGATTGGATTTTGTAATGATCGCAACCGTAATAGGATTATCCTTACGTTCTACGTCTTGTTCAGTTATAAAATCTTTAAACTTCGGTACTTGCATTTCTGCTATCATCCTTGTTTTCAATTTTTTTACCAATATTATATTTTGCTGATAGCGTCCATTCTTTTTTCTCTTTAAATGGTAAAACTTTAATTTGACTTAATGGAGCCTTATTTTCAGCTTGTTCTGGTCTTACTATGTCAATTAAATTCCAATCTTGTAAAAGAATAGTAATTGTGTTTCGTCTTTGTATATCGTTTTCAACCAAGGTTGCTTTTTTACCATCTAAAGCAAATAGTTCTTTAAAATGGGTTATGTAATACTTACCTTGTTTGTGTAAAATGTGACAAGATTGATAAAGTGTTTTGTCTTTTCTGGACGCTACACCAATTCTTGTTAATGTTTCTCTTACTTTTAAAAAGTCGTCTGGCTGTTTGATTGTAACTTCTAACATACTCTCTGGCGACCATTTTATCTCTTGTTCATTCATTTTTCTGTTCTCCCGCCTTTATTCAAGGTCTCTTTTATAACGTCAATTTGTTGCTCAGTTAATATGTTGAGTGCCTGTCTAGCCTTCTCATTACTATAACCATAATACTCTTTTACATACTCTAAGTTTTTCAATTTGGTTTGTGATAACCACTTACCGCCAAATCGCTTCTTTTTTCTGATACTATTTATCAAAAAATGGAACTGTATTTTCTTGGCCAAGAAATGATATCCATTCATCTCATTGGCAGAGGCTATACAATCATAATGCATTGATAAACATTTGTTAATAATGAAAGGAGGGTACTTCTTTTCCCAGGTAAGATCATCTGTATCTAACAGTTTTTCTTTGGTAAAAGTGATTGCGTTAAGATAGTCTTTTAATTCGTACACCTATTAGTATCCTTCTTCTCTTAATTGTGCCATTATATCGTGAAATTTTTTTGAAATATAAATTTTTTTGCCCTTCCAAGATATTTTTCTATACTTTTCATGTATTCCGGCGGAAGTTAAAAGGTCAGCATTTTGATCTGGGAAATGATAACATCTAGGTATTTTTCTTTTTAAAGTTTCAGGACCCCACAATGTATTAATTATAAATCTATCTTCTACCTTTTTAGATTTTCTATTATTTAAATAATTATTTTTAGCAATTAATACGCCGCTTCTTTTTTTAACATATGCGGAAATAAAAGGTAATATTTCTGATTTAAACCATTCTCTATTATGTTTATTTTCTGATTTGTATTTTTTAAAATAAACATGAGCTTTTGTTTCTTCGGTTTTTTTTTGTTGTTCTAAACAAGGAATGTTGGCAATCACAATTAATTCACTAGAGGCACCTGTTCTTAATTCTTTAAGTCGTTGTTCTAAATTTGAAGCAAATCCAATTTTAACTTTATTGTTGGATGAATCTTTTATAAAATATATACAAGGAGTTATCATTTAAATTTACAACTCGCCATTATTTCTATTAAACAGGCGACCATATTAATTTCCTGGTCAGCAACAAAACCGGCCTTGTATTGATATCCGGCAAGTATTAGAATTGCTTGAGGTATAGATTTTGTATCTAAATTATCATAAAGAGAATCATAGATTATTTTAAATAAGTGAGATGGTTCTTTATCAAGGTTTTGAACAACCCATTTTCTCATATCATTAAATCGTTTTTCTTTTAATGATGTTATAAGTTCTTTAATATTCTCATTTGATATACTAAAAAGAATACCACTATCAATTGTACCTCTAACTGAATACCTTTGTAACTCATTAATGGTTCTTCTAAAGTCTGGATAATATTTCTGTATAAGTTCTGCTAATACCTTTTTATCAAACTCAATGTTTTCTTCTTTTAAAAGAAATTCCATACGCTTCATAAACAACATAGCCGTTTTCTTTACTTGACCATTTGTAATTTTAAAATCTATAACTGTACACCGACTATGTAAAGCTGGTATGATTTTGTTCTTATAATTACAGGTAAAGATAAACCGACAATTTTTATAAAAGGTTTCTATAAAATTTCTTAAAGCAGGTTGAACACTATCAGCATTCATATAATCTGCTTCGTCTATAATAACTACTTTATGGTTTGATTGTTCGGTAAGGGATACGGTAG